CCGCCGGCCGCGTCGTCCGGCGGCTCTTCATTGGGGCCGGCGGCCTCGCCGCAGCCGGGGCCGGCTTTGTCGGCCTGTGGGCCGCCATCAAAGCCGTGTGGGGCGCGTCTCCGCCCGGTCCGCAATGAAGCAGCAGCTGGTCATCGGCGGCGTCGTCGTGGCGAGTGCGAGCCTGGCCGCTTTCATCGCCACCAGTGAGGGCAACGAGACCACCCCATACCGCGACACCGGCGGCGTGTGGACGGTCTGCGCTGGCGTCACCGGCCCACAGGTGATCCCGGGCCGCCCCTACACCGACGACGAGTGCCGCGCCCTCAACGCAGGCGCCATCGAACGCCACGGCCGCGAGGTGCTGCGCTGCATGCAGGGCGCGCCGCTCAAGCAACACGAATACGAAGCGCTGGCCTCCCTCGCCTACAACGTGGGCAGCGACAACGTGTGCGCGACTTGCCTGCCTGGCCGCTACTGCCTCGGCGATCTGGTGCGCGCCGGCCGCATGGTCGAGGCCTGCGATCGCATCCTCGCGTACAGCAAGGTCCGCATTCGCGGCGCGCTGCACGACTGCCGCGACCCGGCATCGGGTTGCCGCGGCGTGGCACTGCGCCGGCAGGCCGAGCATGACCTGTGCGCCGGCCAGTCCAAGCCCAAGCCGCCGGCAAGCCTGGGAGTCGTCGGATGAGCTTCCTCGCCGGCAAGATCACGCTCATCGTCGGCGCCGCGGCGATGGCCATGGGCCTGGCCGGAGGGCTCGGCATCGGGCGCATGCACGGCGAGCGCGCGGTCAACCGCCTGCACGCAGCGCACGCGCTCGAGCGCGCCCAGGCGGCCCGCACAGCATTGCAGGCCGAGCAGGCCGCGCGGGCCGAGGAACGGCGCCGCGTCCACACCGTCACGGAGATCGCCGATGCCGCACACCTCCAGGCCGCCGCCGCACGCGCTGACGCTGTGCGCGCTGACCGCGCTGCTCGTGAGCTGCGCCACGCCTACCTCGCTGTCGCTGTCGCCATCGCCAGTGGCGGCACCGCAAATACCACCACTGCCGGCGGCGGCGCGCCAGCCACCGGCCCCGGCTTGGTGCTCGCCGACGTGCTCGGCTGGGCTGACAGCCCGCTACGAGACCTTGCGGCAGCGCTTGACCAGTCCCGCATCGCCGGCCAGGCCTGCGAGCGGGCCTATGACGGATTGACGCAATGACCACCTTCATCGTCACCCGCAAGTCCGATGCCCAAGAGGTCTACCGCTACGGCGCCGAGTCGCCTGTCGAGTGGGTCGGCATGGAGCTCGCCACGCACGACCACGATCCGCTGTTAGAGCCCGTCGAGCCGGTGACGCCGGCCCCGGTGTTGCAGTGGGAGCGCTTGGACTTCTTGCGGCGATTCGACATGACCGAGCGCATCGCCATCCGCGCGGCCCGCACGGCGGACCCGATCCTGAACGACTTTTTCAGCCTGCTCGAAAACGCCGACATCGTGCACAACGACGACCCCGACACGCTTGCCGGCATGGGCTACCTCGTGCAGCAGGGGCACATCACCGCTGCTCGGCGTGACCAGATCCTGGGAGTGGTGTGATGGCTGACTGGTATTGCGACCCCACGCTGGCCCAGGTGGCGTATGGCGACTATTCGGCCACACCTGTTGCAGCCGGCACCGTGCCGACCAAATGCGAGGACGGTAACGGCAAAGGGACTGGCGTTGCCACGATGGCGACTTTGGTCATCACTTTCACCGGCTTGCCTGCGGCCGACCAAGCCATCACCGTGGCCGGCGTCACGTTCACGGCAAAAGCCAGCGGCGCCACGGGCAACCAGTTCAACGCCGTCACCGACGCAGCGACGTGCGCGGCGAACCTCAAGAACGCGATCAACGCCAGCACGACCAACGCGATCAAGCCCACAGCGGAAATCGCATCGACCGCACCGCTGCGGAACATCGTCAACGCCACCAGCAGCGGCGGCACCGTCACGGTCTACACGCGCATCGGCAGCGCGGCGTGGAACAGCGTCACAGAGACCAGTACGCTCAGCAACTGTTCTGTTACGCAGTGGAGCGGCGGCGGGGACGGAGCCTGGGGGTACTTCTTCAACCCGAGCGCCATCGCGTTCCCTGGCAGCGTGTCAGCCGGCGCTTACGGCGCGTTCCCCGGCTCGTACATCGGCCAGCCGGTTGCCGGTGACGTGATCCACATACGGACGAAACGGTCGGGGTCTAACGTCGCCGTGACGTGGCCCGCCAGCAATCTGGCCGTGACAGCGCGCTCGGTCGGTACAACCGCCGCGCCGCTGGCGTTCCTGGCGGACAACGGCGTTAAGTGGTCTGGTGACGCGGGCGTGTTCACCTTGTCGCTGGATGCGTCGGTGTCGGTAAACCGGTCCCTCACATTACCCGTCGCAACGGTGAAACAAATATGGGCCGGAGTGAAGCTCGGCGCAACCGCTTGCAACTGGCGGCATGAACTGACCGGCGCTGTCACCACAAGTACGAATTACCGGTACGTCGTGGGCGGCAGCAGCACCTCTGCCGCATCGTTCTTGGAAATAGTTGCCCAGGAAGTGACCGGCGCGAGCGGCGCTGTGCTCAACAACACCAACAACACCAATGCCTATTTCGCGTGGCAGCCCAGCGGGGCGCTTGCCACTGGCGTGCGCGACGTGCCCGCCATGGTGCTGCGCGATTGCTACTTCCGGTCAGCCGGTCGCGTGTCCCCCTACGGCCACACCATGGGCGGCGGATCTTCGTACAGCTCGCTCCGGGCAATCAACTGCGTATCAGACCACACGGGCTGCACGTTGGCGTCCAACGAGGCCATTATTCATAGCGTGACGCCAACACCAAGCAGCCGCTATGAATTTATCAGCTGTCGGTTCCTCGGATTCCCGGCTGCGGCAAACCTTAGCGGCATGAATGGAGCTACGGCTAAATACACGACGCTCATTTTGCAGGACACCACATTTGACAACATCAAACTGTTCGGCGGTCCTGCCAATGGCGGGCTGCTCGGGACGGCAGAGGACACCTCAAACTCAAACGTCGATGCCCTCCGGTCAATTCGCGTGTCCTCAACCATCGGCAACCGCCCAATGATCTTTGAGACTGCGCGTTGGGCCATGGGGTGGTTCGATGCAGCAGCGCCGAAGATCGCGTCGACATTACTGCCGGATGGGACCACGGCGTTTTCTCTGCGCACCGCAGTTACGACTGAGACCGGAAACGTGAGCGTCCATCATCCGGTTCGGTTCCCCCGGATCGGTGTAATCAACAGCTTGGCAGACGGCACCCGGACCGTGACGCTGCCTATGCTGGTGGACAACAACATCAGGACCACGCTCGGAGCGCGCGATCCGTACAACACGGAGCTGTGGATCGAGGTGCACTACGTCGGCACCGACGGCCTGCCGAAGATGGTTACAAGCAAGCCCGCCCTGGGCGCAGCGGCCTCGGCCATTGCCGCCGGGACGGCTGGAGACTGGACTGCCACGGCGTATGACGTGAACGGAGTCTCGCACGGCTATACGGCCTTCCAATTGTCGGTGTCCTGCCCAGACATGGAGGGCGGCTGCGAGCTGGGCATCTACCTGCACCAAGGTTTCGCGGTCGGGTCTACGGACGATCTGATCTTTCTGTCCGGGTGGGGGGTGTCGTGAGCATCTTTGCTGTCGGCGCGCTACCGCTGCAAGTCGCCCTTGTGTCGCTTATCTCGGCCAGGGGCCGGCAGCAGTCCACTGAAGCGGGTCTGGTGTCTCGCAGTCGGTTGCCAACCGATGCAGTCGGCACCACCACCCTGACCCTCACCAACGTCGTGCCGGGCTCCCGCTACCGCATCGAGCGCCAGGGAGACGGCAGCCTCGCCACGCCGACCGGCAATGCCGAAGGCGTGGCCGGCGCGAGCACCGTGGCGATCACGCTCGACTACTACGCGGGCGGCAGCGCGAACAACGACTTGAAGATCAAGGTGCGCAAAGCGACAAGCGGCACGTCTTACAAGCCTTTCGAGACGCAGACCACGATCGGCGCGAACCCCCAATCGATCTACGTCGGGCAGATCGCCGACGAGTGAGGATCCAATGACCATCACCGCAACAGACTTCAGCATCGACGGATCGGGCAACCTGCGGCACGCGGCCGGGACGACGGTCTACTCCGTGCTGGAGCTGCACGCCTGGCTGCAGGACCTGGCCGACAACGCGGCAGCCAGCGGCGACGACAACGTGTCGATCCTGGGGGCGAACCCGTCGGAGCTGGCCGGCAAGCGCAACGCGGCGCGGCCCTCGGCGCTGACGCTGCTCAACGGCATCAACATCAACGACGCCACGAGTCAGCGCTTCAACTTCGGCAGCATCGAGCAGGATGCCGGCGCCACCCTCTACACCGGCATCAACACCATCGGCTCGGGCCTGACGGGGCGCAGTCACTACGTCGTGCAGAACGGCGCCAAGTACAACAGCGGCACCAAGTGGTGGTCGGCCGGCCCGGTGCGCGCGCTTTTCAAGGTCAAGGCCAGCTCGGCACTGATCGACAGCGGCCTCGTGACCGTGCTCTCGCGCGAGTGGGGCTACAGCTTCTCGCACTTCGTGGTCGACTGCGCCGCGGGCTCGGAGCAGGTGGCTGCGCTCTCGGTTGCGGCCGACGGCAACATCACGCGGCTGACCGGCAACTACACGGCTGGCACCAACACCGTCACCAGCACCAGCCCGAGCTTCGCGGTCACGCTGACCCCTGGCGACTCGTCCCACGACCTGGCCGATGGCAGCGGCAGCAAGGCGTACAAGGGAGTGATCTCGTGGACTGGCGGCGCCCGACTCGCTGAGGTCTGGCAGGCGTTGCAATGGGCTTGCCACGAGTCTGCAAACGGCACGATCAATGGAGTCGACGGGTGGAACTACCGCAAGCTGAACGCCGCCTACACCGACGTGCTGGCGGCCCCGTTCGGCACCCTTGCCGGTGGCCGGTGGTTCGTCGCGCAGGGCTGGTGGATCGACACCGCGAGCCTCAACGCACTGGACCTCCAGGCGTACACGCTCATCAGCCACGACGGCACGACCATCACCCCGCCGGTCTCGATTGCAGTCAGCGTGGGCGGCATCGTGGTGGGCGACTACGTGCTCGTGGGCAAGGACAGCGGCACTGGGTTCGACGTCACGACGGGGATCACCGCCACGGGCAGCGCGGCGGCGACAACGGTCACGCTGTCGGGCGCCCCGGCATCCGACGTGCCAACCGGTGCCGGCTACATCCGTATCGCCAACACCCCCCACAACTACACCAGCATCAGCGGCACGACGGTGGCTGGCTTGAGCCCAGCAGTGCCTGCCGGCGGCTACAGCGGCGCGGCAGTGTGGTTCCCGCTGATCGACACGGCGGCCGACGCCACCAGCGAGTCGAGCGGGACGTTCACCTATGGCAGCGATTTCACGGCTCGCGTCCGGGTGCGCAACGGAAGCGGATCGCCGATCGTCCCATTCGAGACGACCTTCGCTGTGACGGCAGGCGGCGGGTCGGTCAACGCTATCCGAACGGCCGACGCCTGATCGAGGCGCTGCGTGGCCCTGACTTTCGACTACGC